TTTATTAGTAAAAAGAGAACAATATTGGATTAATTTTTATGATTCATCTAATATTGAAAAAGGATATAATTTAAGAATAGATACTAATGAAGGAATGTTACTTCATAATACTACTAAAAGTAAATTATCAATAGCTACAAGTAAAAGATTTGAAAATCCTGAAGAAAGAATTAAAATAGGAATAAAATCTAAAGAATTTTGGAAAAATAATTTGGATAAAAAAGATGAAATGGCATCAAAAATGAAGAAGATAAAACAGAAATTTAGATTCTTTAAAATGGATGAACAAAATAATATACTTGAAACTTTTGAAAGTTTAGATGAAATAATAGAAAAATATCCTACTTATAAATGGCAAAATATTTATGCTGTATGCAATGGATATAAAAAACGCATGTATGGTTTTAAATGGAAAAAAGAACAGAAGATATAGTCCGACACTCTAAGAAATTAGAGATTAACAGAAATTAGAGCTAGTTACTATCCAAATATAGGAATTAAGAATAGATTATATCCTAAACATATTGGTGAGACATTCTATTTGGTACTAGATGAAATATTTCAAAAGAGAAAATTAACAGATAAAAAATCAGCTATTAATAAAGGATATAAATTAGCATTAAATGGAGTATATGGTAAATCTAATAGCCCATATAGTGATGTATTTGATAGTCAATATACTATGGCTACTACAGTAAATGGTCAACTAATGCTTTGTATGTTAGCTGAATGGGTATTAGAGAGAATAGAATATGCAAAATTATTACAAGCTAATACAGATGGTTTAACTTTTAAAATAAGACGAGATTTTATTCCAAGATTAAATGAAATATTAGAAGAGTGGAAAACTTTAACTCAATTAGAGTTAGAACAAGTAGAATATAAGAAAATGGTTATTAGAGATGTTAATAATTATTTAGCTATTTCTATAAAAGAAGGTGAAGATAATAAGAGAAAAGGTTGTTTTGCTTGGAAAGTTAAACCCGGAGAATTAGAACTTCATAGAAATCATAGTCAGTTAATAGTACCTAAAGCTTTAGAATTATATTATTCTAATAATATTCCTATAGAACAAACTATATTAAATCATAGAGATATATTTGATTTCTTTGGTAGAGTTAAAATAGATAGTAGATTTAAATTAGATGGAAGAAAATTAGAGCAGCATTTTATATTATATCCGTATAAAAAGAAAACTAAAGGTAAAACACACAAAGAAATTCCTATTAATTGTATATTAGAAGAACAACATTTACAGAAGATAACTAGATATTATATATCTACAGATGGATTTACAATAGTTAAAACTAAATTAGATTCAATGCATGAATCTATTATAAATGTAGGTTATCTAGCTACTGAATGTAATGATTTAAGAGGAGTTGATTTAAACACATTATTTAACAATCTAAATTATGATTATTATATAGAAGAATGTAATAGAATTATTCATTCAATAGAAAATAATCTAGTTTTAGAACAAATTGAAGAAGATGAAAGTTAGATTAACTAAGATAGATATAGGATATTATAAGACTAATATATTAGCTGTTAACAAAGAAACTGGATATAAAGAACCTGTTACTATAGAGAAATCTATGGATAGAACTACTAATTGGAATATGTATCCATTAGATAAAGGAATTAGCCATAAAAGACAATGTATTATATTATTAGAAGAAGCTAAAGAAAATGAAGAATATAATGGATATATACTTCAATATACTAATGACATAGATAAAGAATCAATTCAATCTATTATTAACTTTCAACAAAATCCAAATGACACAATTACAATTTAATCTAGTATTTATATTTATCTTAATAGGATGTATTATAGCTTATAAAATACTATTGATAGAAGCTAAGAATTATAATAAAAGTTTTATAAGTAATGAACTTATAGCTTTAGTAGGAGCTATATTTAATTGGGGGATAGTAATGGCTATTATTAGTATATGGATAAATGAACAATGGACTTATTTAAAATTATTTTTTAAATTAAGAAAATTTATTAAAAGAAAATTAAAACAATATCCTAATAATAAGGAGTTAATAGAAATAAGAAAAACTCTTAGATTAAGAAATCTACTTAAACATAAATCAAATGACACAATTACAGACAACTCAACACCAGATAACACATCAGATTAATACTATAATATCTACTAGTAATGATTTAAGATTAAGAGCAGATGAATTAGATAATTTATTTAATCAATTAGATGAAATTCCAATAGAATTAACTAATAGAATTAAAACTATAGTTCAAGATGATGCTAGAATTAATCTAGAAAATTCTCATTATAATCCTTTACTATTAGCTGCTACTGGAGTTGGTAAATCTAAAATTATAATAGATTATATTGATTTATTTAATGATGCAATATCATTAAAATATCTAAGAAATGCTAAAGTATTAATAGTAGTTCCTACAGAAAAATTAAGAGATATTAATTGGAAAGAAGAATTTATTAAATGGACTAATGAACATTTATATAATAGGATAAGATTAGAATGTTATGCTTCATTAAATAAAATAGAAAATCAAGAATTTGATTTAGTAGTCTTGGACGAGTGCCAAAATATTACGGAGAATAATAGTCAATTCTTTAATCAAAATAAAGTAACTAAAATTATAGCTTTAACTGCAACATTACCACCAGAATTATTAAAACAAGGTATATTACATGATTTAAATATAAAGTTAGCTTATCAAATAGATTTGGATACAGCAGTTAAATTAAGATTAGTTAGTCCGTTTGAAATATTAGTAGTTAGAGTACCATTAGATAAAACTAATAGAATAATTAAAGCTGGAACTAAGAAGCAGCCATTTATGACTACTGAATATAATCATTATGACTATCTTACTAAACAGATGAACAAAGTAATGTTTATAAGTAATAGAACTGCTATTCAAGAAAGACAACTTCAATTTAGAATTTTAGCTAGAATGAGATTTATATATGATTTACCTAGTAAAAATGAAGCTGCTCATTGGATATTAGACCATTTACTTAATCCAGAAGATAGAACTATTGTATTTTGTGGTAGTATAAAACAAGCAGATGAATTAGCTAATTTTACTTGGTCTAATGAAAATGAATATCAAGATACTCATATTAGAGAAAAAGGTATTAAAATAAAACATTCTTTTCATAGTAAATCTCCAAATGATTATTGGTATAATGAATTTAAAAAAGGTAATATAAAATCTCTTTGTTGTGTTAATAGTCTTAATGAAGGGCATAATATGGGAGATGTAGATAATGCTTTAATGGTACAGATTAATAGTAAAGAATTAAAATTAATTCAGAAGCTTGGTAGGATGATAAGATATAGACCTAATCATAGAGGTAAAGCAATTATATTAATAGCAGAAGGTACACAAGATGAAAAATGGTTAGCTAAAGCTACTGAAAATATAGACCAAAGTAAGATAACTTATACAACATTTAAAGAATTAAAAGAAAGCTATGAAAGTAATATACAAATATGAACTAGCTATAACAGATGTACAAGTAATTGAAGTACCTTCTTCTACTCATATAATAATAAGAAGTATAGGGGAACAAAATAATAAACCTTGTATATGGATAGAATTAGAAGTAACTAAAGATAATCCTACAAAAATAGAGTTATATACTATAGAAACAGGACATTATTTTAACTTTAAAGAAAATAATTTACAGTATGTAGGAACTTATCAAATAGATAATAGTGTAGTTCTAGACCAACATAATTATTTTGTAGGACATGTTTACCAAAAAATAGAATAAAATATGGACAGAATTAAAACTGCTTATGTAAATATATATGATAGAGGAATAACTTTATTATCTACTCATAGTACAATAGAAGAATGTATAGAAGCTAATAAAAGTCCAATGGCTATAGGTGTATTGGAGATAAAAATAGATATGGAAACTTTAGAAGCAGAAACTAAAGTGGTACATAAATATACAACAGAAAGTTCTTATAATTTTGATAAAAAATAAATAATTAACAACTAAAACTAAATAATAATGTCATCAAGTAAAACTAAAATAGAAGAATTAGTAATTGAAGGAATTACTTATGTACCAAAAGAAAGTATAAAAGAAGAATATAAAGTAGATATAAAGATAGTTATTCTTCAAAGAGGATGGGTATATATAGGAAGATTTGAAAAGGATAATAATGGACTATGTAAATTACATAATTCCTATAATATAAGAACATGGGGAACTACTAAAGGATTACCAGAATTAGTACATGGTCCAACTACTAATACTAAATTAGATAAATGTGAAGGCATAGTAGAGTTTGATTGGTTAACAGTAATTCATACAATAACAGTAAATCAAGAAAAATGGAAAAGTCTAATATAGTACAGAATTTTGAAGATAGCCAAAATACATATTTATCAGGTAATGGTAATGGTTATGGTTATGGTTATGGTAATGGTAATGGTTATGGTTATGGTTATGGTAATGGTAATGGTTATGGTTATGGTTATGGTAATGGTTATGGTAATGGTTATGGTAATGGTAATGGTTATGGTTATAGTAATGGTGATGGTAATGGTAATGGTAATGGTGATGGTGATGATTATGGTTATTAAATGTACTAAATTAACTAGAATGAAACTAATAAATAAAAAAGTACTTGAAACATTAGAGCAGGTAAATGATATAAATTTAGACCAAAGTTTATTATATTTACTTGCTCTATATTTTGATTTATCTACAGAATGTATTCCAGAAGAAATTATTAGAAAAGTTAATAGTTTAGATATAGTAACTAGAGATTTTTCTAATGAACAACCTGCTATTAAATGGATAATACCATTATTTGAAGATAATCAAGCTAAAATAGAGGATAACTGGAGTTGGGTAGAAGATTATAGAAAGAAATTTGCTGAAATTAAATCTGAAGCTAGAGGAGATAAACAAGGAACTCTTAAGAAGATGAAAAGATTTTTTGCTGATAATCCCCATGTAAGAATGGATGAAGTAATAGAAGCAGCAGATGAATATTTAGATAGATTTAGACAAGGAATGGATAATCCTAAATATTGTCAACAAGCTGATTATTTTATAAGTAAAAGAGATATGGCTGGAGGAAGTAAAAGTAGATTAGAAATGTTTCTTGAAATTATAAGAGAAAAGAGAGAAAAATCTAATTTAGGAGATAATCCTAGACATCAAGTAATAAGCTAAATTAGGATATTATGCAAAGACAAATTATTTTTACTTTAAAAGTAAGAAATGGAGAATATGAATATGAAAGAGATTATATAAGACAATATCAAGATAATCCTACAGATGAAATAATAGAACAACATCTAGAAGAAGTAGCTTCTACTTATTATAGTCAAAATCCATCTTATACTGAAGAAAATAGAGGAAGTAATTTTAACTATAATTATTTCTTTGGAGGTGAAATATGTGTATGGATATATTCTTGGAAAGATATACCAGAAGTAGATTATTTAATACTTAAAAAATACTTACAAATATTATGAACAACTTAAAATTAATAAAGGCAACTAAGGTTGATACTTACGATTATACTATAAAAACAGAAGAAGGAGAATTAAAAGTAGAAACAGTTTTTATAAATGGAAAATTTAAAGAGTTTCAATATTCTCCTTATATAGAAATTGGTAAAAAACCTATACTTCTTTTATATAGTGAAATAAAAGATGAAGTAGAAAGACTTGAAAAGTTTTATAATACTAATAAAGAAAAAGGAGAACCAGAGTAAATGAGTAATTTTGTAGTACAATTTTATAAAGGTAAAGAAGGTAGAAATGTAGGATTATCTACAGGTATTCCACCATTAGATAAAGCAATAAATGGTATTCAGAAGAAACAAATAATAGGATTAGCAGCAGCAGAGAAGGTAGGAAAGACTAAATTATGTAATTATGCTTTTATTATAATGCCTTATTTAATAAGTGTACTTAAACAAGGTAAAAAAGTAAGATGGAAGTATTTTAGCTTTGAAGTAGATAGAATCAGTATGGAATTTGAATTTGCTACCTTCTTTTTATACTATGATTTTGGGATAGATAGTTTTCAATATAATGGTAAGATTTATAAAATATCTGCTAGTTACTTACAAGGGAAAATGTTAGATGAAAATGATAATCCTATTATCGTTAGTCAGAGCCATGAGGAGTTAATAAAAAAAATATACAGGCAAAGGATTGTTCCTTTGTTTGGAGAATTTAATGCTAACGGAAATAGAGTATCAGAAGGTTTAATTGATTTTATTGGTGAACCAGAGAATCCTACAGGATTATATAATTATATGTTACATTTTGCTGATAAAAATGGTACTTGGATAACTGAAAATTATATAACTAAAGATGATAGTGGTAGAGAAGTAAGTAGAGAAAGAAGAATAGGTTATACTCCAAATGACCCTGATGAATGGATTATTATTATTACTGACCATATGAGGAAATTAAGGAGAGAAAGAAACTTTGATAGAAAAGAGAATATTGACAAATGGTTAGAATATCAAGTATGGCTTAGAAATAAGTGTGGATATACTTTTATAGATATTATACATCTTAATAGAGCAATATCAGCTATAGAAAGACTTAAATTTAATGCTGAATTTCTTCATCCAACTTCAGATGATTTAAAAGATAGTGGTAATGTAGGAGAAGAAGCTAATATTTTATTAACTATGTTTGACCCAAATGATGAGAAATATGGACTAAGGAAGCATTTTGGACTAGAACTATTTGAAAATAAAAGAGTTAAATATCCATATTATAAATCACTTCATCTAGTAAGTAGTAGAGATAGTCAATCTCATGTCCACATTCAACTTAATATGTATGGTCATACAGGAAGGTTTGAGCAATTAGTAATATAATATAAAAATTTATAATTGTTAAGAGAAAAATGAACTAAATAAAATTTTTAAAAAAACTTCAAAAAAATTTGGATAGTTCAGATACTAATGTTATTTTTACACTAGATAAATAAGAAGACAAAATGTCAATCAGTTTTGAGAAGAAAAAAGGAGAAGTAGTAAATCCAAGAAAATTAATACTGTTTAGTTACCCTAAAGTGGGTAAAACAGAATTGTTAAGCTCATTAGAGGACAATTTCATCATAGATAGTGATGTATTAGTTAAATCCGATGGAAGCCTAGAAGGTGGCACAGATTTTTATGATAACATATCAGCAAAGGTTGGAAGTTTTGAGCAATTAAAAGAAGTACATACAGCATTATTAAATAGAGAGAAAAGATTTAAATATATAACAATAGATACCATAACTAGCTTATATGAAAATGTAGTAAATGAATATGCAGTTACTATGTATAATAAAGAGAAAGGAGCTAATAAAGATTTAAATTGGGATATAAATAAATTAGATTATGGTGCTGGACAATTATATAAGAGAGAAGCAATTCAGAATATAATAAATATGTTTGCTTCTTTATGTACAGATTGTTTAATAATAGCTGGACATGCTACTGATAAAAGTGTTAATAAAGGAGATGGTACTATTAATACCAAAGATTTAGATATAGAAGGTAAACTTAAGAATATATTAAGTCTTAAAGTAGATGCAATAGGTTTATTATATAGGAAGTCTAAGAATAAGAATTATTTGAATTTTATGACATCAGATGAATTAATGGGAGGTAGTAGAGCAAAACATTTAAAGAATACTGAATTTCTAATAAGTGAAATAGATGAGAAAGGTGAATATCATACTTATTGGGATAAAGTATTTGTAAGTAAATAATTAAGTAGTGTAAAAGATAAGCTAGAGATAGCTGATTATTAATAATTATAAAACAATTTAAAAACTTAACAATTATGTCTAATGAACAAAATGCAGGTGTAGCTACTCCAGCACCAACTCCTACTAGAAAGCAAATTACTACTGCGGAAGTAAAAGAATTACTTGACCAAGGTTTTACTAGAGAGGAAATAGGAGAAAAATTTGGCTTGAATAAGAAAGAAACTAAACACTTATTTCAGCATCCTGAACTTAAAGGTAAGAAAGTAAAAAGTGCTGCTAAAGGTGACAGTTTTGAAATAGTTTCTTCTGGTTTACCAATAACTGAAATTAAACCTAGGGTTTGGAAAGAAGGTAAACCTAAAGGTAATCCAAATTTAGGTGAATACAGAAAGAAAGCAATGGCTGAAAAGAGAGCAGCAGAAGCAGCAGGTACAGCTACAACACAAGGCTCTGGTGCAGCTAAGTCAGGCTCAATGGCTAGCGAATAAAGAAGTACTAAAGGGTATAACTAAATAGTTATACCCTTTAATTAATAATATTATAAAACAAATAGAAAACCAATATTAAGAAATATGTATGGTTATGAAAACACCGAGGTAAAGCAGTCTAGTTATCATTTTGGTTTAAATACTGGAAATACATTTTTAACTAAATTTGCTTGGATTCCTAATGGTGGAAAAGATGGTGCAGAACAAGAAGCACTAGAAATAATCTTTAATATAAATGGAACTGAAAAGAGTTATAGACAGTTTCCAGTTACTAAAGCATTTTTGAAGGATAATGGGGGAGAAACTACTGACCCTAATTCTGATGAAATGAAAGAGGCTTCAAGATTATTTAATCAGAAAATTAGTAGTATTCTTGAATGTTTTGTTCCTACAGATAGTATTAAAGCTGCAATGAGTAATGGTTTTAGTAGCTTCAAAGATTATTGTAATGTATGTGCTGGTTTACTACCAACAGGTTTTGATAAAATGCCTGTAGATATATTCTTACAATATCAATGGAAACCAACTGGTGAAAATACAAAGACTTATCTTGAAATTCCCAAAGATATAAGTAAAGGTAAATTTGTAGTAGCTGCTGTAGCTGCACAACCAGATGCTCAAGGTAATAATGCTAGTTGGAAGGAAATTAGAGATGAAAATGGTATTCATTATAAAGATGGTGCTGGTAATACTCATCCTATAGGTAGAACCAAATGGTTTGCTGATAGTCCTTTTGCAAATCAAATAGATGAAACTAAAGGGGCATTACAAAATTCTAATTCAGGAACAGCAAATACAGCACAACCTAAGTCAAATACTCCAGCATGGTAGTATATTATAGTTAGAAGATGACTATATAGAGTATGTTAAGTATATTAAGCAACATCTTCAGTCAAATCAGTATCTTGTTATACAGAAAGCCCTTATATCAATAAGGGCTTTTGCTTATCTTTTATATTATTAAATTTATTATTAACAATTTTAAAATTACAATTATGTACAATGAATTTAAAATTAATCAGAAGATGATTGAGAAAATCAATTATGATTTAAGCATGAATTTTGGTCCAGGTGATGAAGAAGATGATGTTGAAGTAGAAGATGAAGATTAATCCATGTATGGTTATACTCCAGATATTAGATTAACAAGAGATGAGATATTTAAAAGAGTATCTCAAGAAGAAATATATAAATTGGTATTAGGATATGAACCAGAAGAATTTAAATGGATAGTATCTCCATTAAGAACAAATGATAAAAATGCAGGAGCATGGTTTGAATATTATGAAGGAGTATTATATTTTAAAGATTTTGGAGATAGTGAAAGACAAGTAAGAGATTCTGTTCAGATGATAATGGATTATCATGGATTAGATTTTCACAATACTCTAAGATATATAAATGATACTCTAGAAATAGGTATAGGAACTATTAATCCAAAACCAATAATAGATGAAGAAATAATTCAAGGTTCTCAAAGGAAATTTCCCTACAAATATAAAGAAAGAAGTAGAGATAAAACAGAAATATTAATTAAAGCAAGAGAATTTGAATTAAGAGATAAATATTATTGGTATGATAGGTATAATATAACAAGAAGTCAATTAAAAGCAGATGATATATTTCCTCTAATTTGGTATAAAGTCTATTCTAGAAAACAAAATAGATGGATTGTTATAAGACCACCTGATATATGTTATGCATTTTGTGGATTTAAAGATGGAAGAAAGAAGATTTACAGACCATTTGGTAAAAAAGAAATTAAATGGTTAAATAACTGTAATAAAGATGATATAATTAAGTGCAATTCTAATCTAATATCTGAACAATTAATAATTACTAAATCATATAAGGATACACGCATCCTAACTAATTTAGGAATAAAATCTATAGGATTTCAAAGTGAAAACGTGATACCTTCTGATGAGGTTCTTATTAATGAGATTAAAGATTATAAAAAAGTTATTATATTTTATGATAATGATATAGCTGGATATAATGGAGCTAACAAGTTGTATTGGCGGCTAGCATATTTAATTTCAGCTTTTCTTGGTCATATTGAACTTAAAGTTATTCACCTCCCATTCTGTTTAAATTTGAAAGGAATTAAAGATAGTGCTGATTTATATTATAGTAATAAAGAAGAATTGAAGAATTACATGAGACTAAATGGAATAAAAAATGTCTAATCCACTAGAAGTTATTTGTAAGTCATGGAATGTTTATATTGAACCATTATTAAAGTCTCCAAAATTAATTAAATTAAAAGAAGAAATACTACCTAATGAAAAGTATATGCCTCATTCAGAGAATATATTCAGAGTATTTAGTATGCCATTGAACAATATAAATATTGTTATATTAGGACAAGACCCTTATTTTGGTATTGAACAAGCAAATGGTCTTGCTTTTGCAGTTAATAGTACAACTAGAAGTCCAAAGTCTTTACAGGTAATTAGAGAAGAATTAATGAAAGAATTTTATCCAGATATGAAAGGAAGTTTTCAATTAGAACTTAAAGGAATATTTGATAAAACTTTACAATTATGGGTAGCTCAAGGAGTATTTTTATTAAATACTACTTTAACTGTAAGAATAGGAAAACCTAATAGTCATATTGAATATTGGAAAGATTTTACTAAAGGAATTATTTCTATAATTTCAAGTGAAGTTAATCCTATATGGATATTATGGGGAAGTCATGCTAGACAGTATAAAGATTTAATATTAACTACTAATAAAGAATCTTTTGTATTAGAAGCTGCTCACCCTGCAAGTGAGGCTTATATGGGTAAAGGAGGATTTTATGGTAATAATCATTTCATAAAGACAAATGAAGAACTTATTAAACGTAAAAAAGAGCCTGTTAAATGGCTTAATTAATAAACAACTAATGTAAAAATAATAAAATGGGAACAACAGAAGTAAAAAAAGTGAGAGAGGTAGTTATCTATCGCTCCACAGGAAATCTTAAAAAGTTTAGCACATCAGTACTTACTTGGGGAGAGTTACAAAAGGAACTTGATAGAGAAGGTATATCATATGATAATATGAGTGCTATTCTAGGTGGAAGTAAACATGCTTTAGTTACACCTGAATCTACTTTACCTAATGAAAACTTTGCAGTTTTCTTAATGCCTAAGAAAACTAAGTCTGGTGCTGCTACTAAAAAAGCTCCTGTTAAAAAGAAAGTAGCTACTAAAAAAGCTAGTTCTGGAGGTACTAAAGCTAAAGCAAAGACTAAAAGTACTACTAGCAAATCTACTGCAAAGCCTACTCCTGTCAAAACAACAAAAGTAGTAAAACAAGAAGAATTTATAGTAGATAAAAAACAATTAGCTAATGAAGCTAATTATCTTAGAAATAATGTAGAAGGTTTACGTTAATTATTTATCTTATAAAGAGGTAGATATATTATCTACCTCTTTATTTAAATTAAAAATTAACTAGTTTATGCAAAGAATAGTAAATATAGAAGAACGATATAAAGAAATTCAAGATAGTTTGAATTTAGAAACTAATATTAAAAGAAAGAGAGCTTGGGTAAATTTCTTTATTAAAAGAGGATTTTTAAATAAAGATACTTATGACTTCTTACAGCAATTATCAGAAAAATTAGAATTAATTTATCCTGATAAATGGGATATTCAATTAGTAGTTGATAGAACTAATTATGCTAAAGAACATGATACAACTAAAGTTTATTCAGATGATATGTATAGGTGGTTAATAGTTGATTTTACATTTATAATAAAATTTGATTCTTTTGATATAACTAATGAAGAAAATAAATCTCATCATATAAAAGATTTATTTGTAAAAGTTAATTTTTCAGTAAAATCTAGTAATAAATATATATTAGATGAAAAAGGAAATCAAGTATTATTAGAAGATAAAGATTATAATATACATTTACATAGAGTAAGTGGAGTTAGAACTACATTAAGTGTAGTAGAATATTTAGGTAATTATGTACATAGTCATATAGATGAATATCCTTCATTTACTAGTTATAAATTAAATTATGCAAAATTTTGTACAGGAGAAGGAGAAATAAATCAATTTAGAAATATACTTAAAAATAATTTAGACTTAAATTATTTAGAGATGTATCTACATCAAATTAAAGTATTAGTAGAATATGAAAGTATAGAAGGAAGACCTTATAGATATATAAAGAATATCCATTCTAATGCTAGTGATACTAATTCAGTTCCTCATAAATTAGGTTCAAGTGAAATAATATTCTTTGGTAA